CCCAGGGGTGCGGAGCCTGGCATCTGCTTGGGGATTGGTGTTCCGTACACACCCTCGACGGCTTCTCTGTTTTCACCAGGTAAAACAGGTTGCCCAACTGGACGTTTGCCAGGAATGACGAAACCTGCGCCAAAGGGATTGCCAGCCATCACTGCACCGGCATTACCCATCCCTACTGGTTGACCGCCATAAACTCTAAACATACTTCTGCTATCTCAATTTTTTTATTTTACTCGCATTCTTCTACTTCGTACCCAAATGGGTCATTTACTTTAGTCAGGACAATCCCGTCCCCCTGGACATCCCAATTCAAAATATCTCCTTCTCGCCATCCCATCTCTTCGAGTAGGTCTTCGGGGAAAGTGAGGAACAGATCACCGTTGTCGTCTTCTTCGACTTCAAGGATGTAACTCATTTGGACAAAATCTTTTCCATTAGTTTATCAAGCTTATTATTGATTTCGCGAAAGTTATCATGCATTTCTTGAATTTCTCTTAAGAAGTCAACCTTTAAGACATAGTCCAAAGGCATGCGATTAATTTGATCTTCCAAGATGTCAATCCTGCGCTTTTGTGCGTTGGTGTAACTAAAGGCCTGTTGAATATCTTGGCTTTGTCGGCTTAAGATTTTATTGGCAACCCAGGTGCCACCGCTGAGTGCAGACGCAATGGCCGTTAAAGCCAACGCAACGTATTCAGGACCCACTTTAAAAAATGCTTTTTTCTAATTCTAATTTTAGAAATCAAGCTGAAGTTGCCCTTTCCTGGCAAGACCTGTTACAAGCCAAACCAAAGCATCGACACAATCGTCATGGCTACTGACTCCGAAGTTCGTGAGTTCCTCGAAGAGATTTGTGAAATTTCGATACCGATTGAAAATGATTTTTCGGTCTTCGAACATGCCAATGATTCCCCTAAAACGTGCCAATTTATCAGCACGGAATCCTTTGACTGGGTGCCAAATAAGGTTATAGAGACCTTCGTTATTCAGGCAGACCCGTTTAAAGTCAGCTTCCAGTGAAGCCTGGTACTGGACCGCTTCTGACCAGATATCACAAGTGGAGTATGTTGGGAAGTAGTTCCCATTGTCATCTCTGCCTAAAACTGACCAATCATTAAGTAGCTCTTTCATTGCATCGAGCTTTTCTAGGTTGCCCATTACCCGCAACCTACGGTAATCAATAATGTGGATACGATCTCCGATACGTCCGCCAAGTACCATGACGGTGTAATCGTTCTTTTCTTTAACACCAGCGGACAGGTCAACCCCAATACCAAGGGCGTCAAATTCCGTTGAAATTTCGGCTTTAACAATTAATTCTGGCGCCAGGGACAGCTCGTTCTGTCTGACGACTTGATTCATGTACTGGAAAGAAAAAGCAATTGGCGCCTGCCTTTTCTTTTCTTTTAAATAATCCAATGACCACATTTCTGGCCAATAGGATTGTTCGTCACCTGTTTTGGGATCTGTTTGAATTGCCGAGAGAACAATCTGAGTCCAGTTGTTTTGTTCGTTGAAAGTTGTGGAATGAATGTCATCGTGTCTAAACCGTGTTCCAAGGCAGATGGCACGGGCGCCTTCAAACATGGTGGGAGCAATCACCGCGTTCCAGTTGTCCTGCATCATTTTCCTGATGTCAGGGTTGGAAATGTCTGCCGCTGATTTAATGGCGTCATCAATCATCACCAGATGAGAACGCTTGGAGGTCACTGAACCTTTTAGACCAGCAGCACACAACGTGAATTGTTCGTCACCTGTGACATCAATGCCAGCAAATTTGTGATCAATGGACCAGTACTCATTACTGGTTACATTCTTTAAGAGGCGAACAGTAGGGAAAACTTCTTGGTATTTTTTACTTTCAATGATTCGTTTGATGGTTGCCGATTTAGAACGAGCAATATCAACCGTATAGGAGAGGTAAAGAATTTGCAGTGGCAGTTTTGCTTGTGCGTGGATGCCAATAGCCCAAGCAGTTAACAAGCCAAGCACCGTGCTTTTTGCTGATCCACGGGGAGCTAACAGGTCAATGTTGGGACCAGCAATTTTAATTAAACAGCTGCTGTCCTCGTTTGTAACAAAATGACGATGCCAATCTAAATGGTGTTTTGCTGGTTTCTTTTTCTCATCCATATACTCGCAAAAGTAGCCGAAGTCTTCGCGAGCTAATTCGATCTGCTCTAAATTTTTATGTGGTTTAACGTTGAATTTTTGAGCAGCTGCTTTGGCGTTGCGCCGATACGCAAGATGAACGTAAGAAGGCACAGCACTACTTCAAGGTATTCCTAATACTAACCTAAACGATTGAACATGCTGTCGAATGGCCCAGGATTTTGATTGCTCATTGGGGCAAAGTAATCCTCTGGTTCATAAGGTGAACTATATGGTTTCTGCCCCGTTTTCAAAAGGGTTTGAAACAAATCACTTGATTGGGTTTCCCAGCCTTCCTTGCGTGCCTGCCGTGCAGCAGCGTAAGCCTGCTCAAACTGTGAGTTCAGTTGAGAGCCTAATTGCGGTTTTTGTGGGGATGCGCCGCCCATTGTTATTTACCTTTTTGTTTTTGTTCTTGGTACTTACGCGCCTTATCTAATGCCGCCCGACGTTTTTCTTTATCGTTCATTTCCGAACCGTCTTGATTTTTTGCTTCTTTCTTTTTGAAATGGCTAAGAAGCTCAGGCGGCATTTTATCTTTAGCCATTGTCAGCGACGACCAATGGCCTTACGACCACGTTGAATCAGATCATTGAACTCAGGTGTACCAGGTTCTGGTGTGCGGGTTGTACGTCCTGGGCCAAACGCAACGCCTGAACGCGCAGGAATGTTTGCTGGACCTTGACCTGCGCCACCAAAGGCTGCCCCAAAAGCTTGAGCGCCGCGCTCTACTGCACCGCCGGGAGCAACGCTGGCAGTGGCACGAGCACGTTCTGCTTCCATCTGCGCCCGCATTTGCTGCTGCTGTTGTTCAGCCGCTTGGAAGTCCCGGTACATTTCTTCCCGGCGACCATTGCGATCACGTTCTGCAGTGATCTCACCACGGCGGAAAGTAGACTCCTCCATGCCTGGACGTAGGGGTACTTGAGGAGCTTCCCCTGGAAACATTGAAGCTGACCCAGGCCTGCGTTGAATTGGTTTGCCAGCGCCCATGATTAATCTTTTAGTTACTTAATATTTTAAAGGAATGAATTTACTCTTCGAGCTGCATTCTGGCCCAGACACTCATCGAGGCTTCTTGCAGAGGACCTTCAATTGGGTCGTCTTTAAAAATAAACATTAACTCACGAATGGCCCTATCAGCACCAGCCATCAACAAACCTTTGCGATCTCTAGCAGAAGAGAATTGCTCAATTTGTTGGATTGCACCGCGCAATTCTTTTTGCATGGACGCCACGCGGGCAACACCTGCATCACGTTTGACAGTGCCTTGCTCAACAGCTTCCCTAAGCTTCCGAATATCTTCTTGCATTTCCTCGATCTCGTAAAGAAGAGTTTTACGATGATCAGGTTTTTTGTAGTGTTTATTAACCCAAAGATCACACGCAACAATACTCCCTGTATACCCAAGGAACCGGGAATACAGGAAGCACTCAATTACGGAGTTATTATCTTTGGCGAAAGAACAAAAAGATTCTTGAACAGAGGAGTCGAGATTGTCAACCCACTGGTCAAAAACCTCAATATCGATAAGCTCGTTGAGCCTGGCCGTAGTCTCGCTCTTCGTCCTTTTGCTTGAACTGCTGAGCTTGTTCGGCAGAGGTTCGTTGTTCAGACGCTCCTTTGCCGATTGTTTCTCGCTCTTGGGTTCCAACATCTTCTGCTTTTTTCTTTGAGAATTCGTAGGCTACACCAGCTGCCTGGCGATATTTGTCAATATCAAACCAGTCGTCTGTACTGTAAGTATCAGTAATGTCTGTTGCAGCCATTCTAATAACTCAAATCAGAAGTTGCTCATCATACCGGCAAGACCGGTACTAAAGATATCGCGACGACCTTCAACGCTCTTCTGGCGCTGTTGCCGTTGCTTCGATGCTTCAAGGCGATCTAGCAGCTGCTCAAACTTTGTGATGTCAAAATAGTCATCAGTTGTTGAGCCAAGAACAGGCGTTGTGGTCATGGTTGTTTACCTCAGAAGTTGCTCATCATGCCAGCAAGACCGGTGCTGAAGATGTCACGGCGACCTTCAACGCTCTTCTGGCGCTGCTGACGCTGCTTAGATGCTTCAAGACGGTTCAGGAGTTCTTCGAACTTACTGATATCAAAATAATCGTCGGCAGTAGAACCGATAACAGGAGTGTTTGTCATGGTTTATCAAATACCAATAAATTAATTATAAGGGGTATTTTCTTAGAAGCTAAAGCTTCCAACAAGAGATTTGTAAATATCCCCTTGAGCTGCGATCTTTTGAACCTCTTTAGCGCCTTCGTTTTTCAGCTTCTGGGTTTCCTTGTCAATCTCACCTTGGAGGTTGGTTAAACCAGCGCTGTACAGGAATTGGCGGGAGTCACGAACGTTCTGCAGTTGCTGCTCAAGCTCTGCAGGGGTTCCTTCAAACTGATCAGCAAAACTTGGAAGACTAACTTTTGTGCGTTCTGAAAGATCACCTGCGTAAGTAGGCAGCAAGTTCTTATCAAACTTAAAGGTCCTTCTTCCAGTACCAGCTCCTTCTGTATCCTTGATCTCGTCACCAAACATGGTGTCGTAATAGGAGTCAAGATAACTCTTGTTGAATTTCTTCTGGTACTCCTGACCCTTGTAAAGGGATTCCTTGAGATCGGTAATGGTTTGATAATAACCACCCTTAAAACGCTCAACACCCGTAGCTTTTTCTTCTTCGGTAGCCTTGCGTCCAAGGATCTCTTCATAAGCCCCTTCAAGGCCAGTGGCAAATCGAGTAGGAGCAATCTCTTGTGCGTATAAATTAGCAAACTGCCCCAGCTCTCCTTCTTTACCTGTTAGCTCATATTTTGTTGTGTAATCGCGCAGGTAATCCTGAGCTTGCTGGAAGTTAATTAAACCAGAGCGCAGTTGCGTTTCAATTGATTGTTTAAAAGGATCGTACCCAACAGCACCACTGGCAAGGCGAGCTGATTCTTTTGCTTCTTGCGCAGCACGTTGAGCGGCAATTGCTTGTTCTTCCCGTGCTGCTTTTTCGCGATAGTAATTGCGATCTGCTTCGGCATACTGCAGCTCTTGCTGTTGTAAACCGTAAAGTTGAGCGTCACGCTGAGTTTGGTAGGCCAGCTGTTGCTGGGCCATCGTTTGGTTAAAAGATGCAGCAGACGTAGCTCGTTCGTCTGCCTTCAGATCTAACCCATACCTACGTTCATCTGTAACACGCTGTTGGGCAAGGACTTGATCGCGGTATGCCGCTTGACGTTTAGCTTCCCTTTTATCAAATTCAAGTTGCTTTTCAGCAATTTTTCTTTGTTCTCTTGCAACTTTATCTGAATTGTCACTTGGACCGCCACCGCCACCCATTTTAAATTACTCCGTTAGATAGATACATTTTAAAGCAATGGTTACGCATAAGGACCAAAGCCTGCCGAATAATTTCCAAACATCTTGTCCAGAACACCACGTTGAATTGCCACTGCTTCTTGGATGCGCCCCTTCCGTTCACGTTGAGAAAGCTCACGCGCTTCTGGTGAAAGAGAAATGCCAATATCTTGACGGCGCCGTGCTCCAAGTTCCGCTGTTTCCATTGGATTTTCAAACAGTGCGCGGAATTTACCTGCACGTTCAGCCAGTTGCTGCCCTTGTGTATTCAACAAGGAAGTATTTGCAAAAGCATTATCTGCAACCCGTAACTGATTACTAGTATCAATAATGGAATTAAGGGCATCCATTGATTTGCCGGCAAGCATGCCGCGCATCTGACCGGCCTGACCAACTATGTCACGCTGAATATCTCCTTGATTTTTCATCAAGAAAGCATTCATTCCATAAACGTAATTATCTGTTCTTGCATCTTGAGCTGCCTTCATGTTTAGAAGGTCAGCAATGTTGCGATAACCACGGTCCAGGCGATTCTGGCTCATGGCCATCTGCTGGCCACGAAGAGAACCTAAGGAAGCAACGTTTGCAGCATTGGCTTGGATTTGGGCAGCACGTTGTTGAGCTTGGCCTTGAAAGATGCCGCCAACAACGTTGCCAATGGCACCTAAGCCAAAACCCCCAAATGTTGCCCAATCAAAAGCCATTGCCTTACTCCTTAAACAATTTAAAAGTAGGAGATTGCACCAGGGGGACTAACCGCTGGGATCATCATCGGATTGCGAGCTGCCTGGTAACCAGCTGCCATGCGGTCACCTGCTCCTGCAATCATGTCTGCCGCATAGCGAGCAGCTTCAGGAGTGCCATAAGGATTCATCGACATTGCGATACCCTTGGTAAG